AACGGTACTGCTTACACATTTACAATTACAGCATCAAATGCGTATGGTTCGCAATCAGCTACAACAAACTCGGTAACACCAGTTGCTCCACCATACTTTCCACCTTATTTCCCGCCATTCTTTCCGCCGTTTTTCCCGCCGTTTTTCCCACCGTTTTTCCCACCGTTTTTTCCTCCGTTCTTCCCACCATTCTTCCCACCGTTCTTCCCTCCGGCATTCTTTCCAGGATTTAAGTGAGCACGGTAGATGGATTCAGATTGGATTGATGTAGAGTCTCTTCCATTTTCAAACCCTGGAAATATAGTAATAAAAGAAAACTTTATTTCTGCGGAAAATGTAAAAAAAATATATGAATATTGCGAAAAAACAACTGAGTGGGGAACACAGAGCCCACTAGGTTCTGACAGTATTCATACTTATGTTCAAATACAAAACAACTCCCCACAGTTATACCAAATATTAAAAAACTATGTAAATGATGTTCAACATGAAATTGAATATCATTTTGGTAGAGAACTTGAAAAGGCAAATCCAGGTTTAAGGAAATGGCATCCAGGCGAAAGACAGGACCTTCATGCTGACGGAGAAACCGCAGGTGGATGGCCTACATACAACTACATAGTTGATTACGGTTCAATTATGTATTTGAACGACAACTATGAGGGCGGAGAAATTTTTTTTCCAAAATATCACATAAAACTTAAACCAAAACCCGGAACGCTAATATTTTTCCCATCAAACAGAAATTACACTCACGGAGTTAACGAGATTATTTCTGGCGTGCGTTATACATCTGCCCATTTTTGGGTTCCAACAAAAAATAAAATGTTGGTTGATATGGCTAAAATTAATGAAATATAAAAAAGCTTATTTTTTGCACATACCCAAAACATCCGGAATGAAGATGCAGTACGACTTGTTAAATGCTGCTCGTAAATGTAAAGACAAAGTCAAGCCCTCTGTATATTTGCCAGGAGAATTTGAATTTGTATTCAACCCAGATACAGCTAAAACCAATGAAATAATCTGTGGACATTTTGGGAGAAATCCAATAGAAACAGTTAAAAACATTTTTTCATTTTCTATGATTCGTGAGCCATACGAACAATACCTAAGCACATTAAAATACGCTGCGAGCTATACGAACCAACCGTTTACGGAAGATTTTCTTGATTTTTTTTTGACAGAGGGCAATGAAATGTTGTCTCAATTTGAGGGGATGTCCGGTTGCGAAAACCCTCAGTCTTGTTTTCTCTATTCAAAGACTTCATACCTCGCATTGCAAACTGGCAATTACGAAAAAGTTGTGTTTGTGGAAAAACCACAATCAATAGAAGATGTAATGAATAAAATTGAAAACATAATTATTGGAACTGTTGTAAATAGAAATTACTTTATTAATATTTTAAATGCGTATTTGTATGATTTGTTTCAAATAAAAATAGAGAACAGCATTGAGATAGTAAACCCAACACCTAGACTAAATTTTAAGATAAGCAAAAAACATAAAAATTTAATAATGTCAAAAATTTGGCTAGATTTTGAAATTTACAATATACTTTTTACTAAAGAACAAAAAAGAATGCTTGATACAAGATAAATTCATGAAGCGTTTGTACCACCTGCATATACCCAGAACTTCAGGAATGGGTATTTGCCATGCACTGTGGAAAACATTTTACGATAATGGAATTGTTGATGTGTATTCACCGGACACACATGAATCACACCTAATGTACGACGAAGAAGGAATGAGAGACTTTCCTTTTATATCTGGGCACTTTGCAAAAAATCCAATTGCTTACAATAGCGAAGGCTTTGAAGTTTTCTCAATAGTCAGAGACCCGGTAGAACATTTTGTGAGTATTGCGGCTTACGCATCAGTTGGTACTGGCTTGGAAATGTCAAATGAATACATGGATGAGTTTATCTATGGGAACATAACACCTTTTGGGGTCAATGAACTGTTTTCAAACTCTGGAAACATACAGTCAAAAATGTTGTTTTGCAGAATTGCATTTGTTGACAAGTCTCTTGTGTCGCTTAGTAATGACGATGTTCAGAATGATAAAAACATTGTTTTTATAGAAAATGACATGCCAGACGAAGATGAGATAAAAGAATTGATTGAATATATGAACTTGTTTTCGCTTCCTAAAAGATTAGAGGCAATTAGCTGGCTTGAGCAAAATTTAAAAAAATCACATGGTTTTTCTTTAGATAAATCAATTTACAACACATTAAATTGTTCAAATAAAAATGGATTCAAACCAGACAAAAGCCACATAAAAGAAATAAAACGACGTTCCGAGATAGACCAGTATTTGTATGATTTGGTGCAGAAACGGTAATTTGGTAGTCTTGTTGACATGTCGGCAATTGAAAATTCACCATGGGAAATACCACCGGGCCATTTTGGTAACGGTCGAGAAAATATTCATATAATTGAAAATTTTATAGACCAAGAAGACCTAAAAAAGATACAAAATTTTTGCCCAACTATAAACGAATGGAACAATGAAGCAGAAAGCGTTTACTCGGAAGATGGAACATGCTTGTACAACGCTGATTATTGGAATGATAGGCAGTGCAGCAGCGAAATCATTCTTAGACTAAATCCTGATGTCCATAAATTAATAGATAAATATATATATAAGATGAAAAAAACAATTGAGAATATTTTTAATGTAAAGGTATCAGTCCGACCACCAGTGATAATGAAGTGGCGACCCGGTATAGAGCAACGTCCGCACGCAGATAAACAGCTCAATGATGGAAGGCCGAACGCTTTCGTAAATTACGATATAAACTCGTTATTTTATTACAATGATGATTTTGAAGGTGGTGAACTTTATTATCCACAACACGAAATTAGCGTCAAACCAAAACCAGGTTTAGCAGTAATACACCCAGGAGATGTTAATTATTTGCATGGTGTGACCATGATTGAAAAAGGCCATAGGTACACAACTCCATCTTTTTATACCGTGGAGAAATGAGTGGAAATATTCTATAAATTTGACTTTATTTCTGAGCAAGAACGCTCATTGATTATTGAATTTGTGGACAAATATCCAGAAGTTGAAAATCACGCAAAAGATGATAGTTGCGTAAATTATTACAGTAGTGACTATATTTTTCGTGAGAACGAATTTGTCTATGGCATTCTTTTTTCTATTTCAGAAAGAGTGAGAATTGCCGCTGAGGAAATGTTTGGTTTGAGTCTTGATTCATGTATTCCAAATTTATTCAAAACTCAGGTCGGCCACAAACCGGAAGAGCATGCAGACAATGTGAACATGGACGGCTCTTTCAAGGAAGGCTGTTCAAACTTTGTCGTATCTTCGGTTGTTTACTTTAATGATGATTTTTTGGGAGGCGAACTAGTTTTCCCAAAATTATCTATTTCATACAAACCAATTGCTGGTAGTTGCGTGCTTTTCCCAAGTGGAATTGATTATTCCCACTATGTAAATAATGTAAAAAACGGCTATCGCTTGGTGTTGCCGCTTTGGTTTGAGGGTGTAGGATAATTTCATGAAAAACATTGAAGTCGAATATGTAGGCGACCCCAAAGCGGGTTTTTTAGTTTACAGAAATGTGCTTAGCGAGGATTTGAGAATCCCGGAGCGCCTTGAGTCAACGGTTGGGGATAGCAATATTCCACCATACTCATGGATGCAGGCACTAGTTGGTGATGGTGAAGTAATGAAGGACTACAGGGACTGCGTTGACTGCAAGATAAGTCCAACACATCTTGAGAATTGTCCATCAGAATTTTCTGAATTGATAAATATATACAACGATACCGTATACGGCCTAACAGCTTGTCTTCAGGATTATGAAGCAAGATACAACTTGCGCATGGATTTTATGGAGGCAATTAATTATGTTAGGTACAGGGAGGGGCAGCACTTCAGCATACACGCCGACCATGGTTTTTCTTACATATGCACAGTGTCTTCGGTTATGTATTTAAATGACGATTACGAAGGTGGAGAATTATGGTTCCCATACCTTGACATAAAGTTCAAACCAACTTATGGCGACATAGTGATGTTCCCATCTACATACATTTATGCTCATGCCTCCCTGCCTGTAACGAGAGGTACCAAATATGCAGCAGTTACAATGTTTGACTACAATGACAGATTCCACAAAATGTGGAAAGGTTACGGCAAAGACCTTGACGGGGAAAAAGCAACATACGACAAGTCAAATGTTTTTTCAACATCTAGCGACATTGGAGAAAGGTTTATTTTTAAAAAATGACAAAGTTATTCCTTAAAAAAATGCACTCAAAACCACCCGTTATAGAACAGTCTCGTATTAAAAGGGACTGGATGGATAACACCTACAATAAACACGCTTATCAATGCCTGCCAATGACTGTTGCAAACGTCTACGGATGGGAACTGCAAATGGAGGAAGACCTTGTTGTCCAGTGGGATGGAGGAAATACTCCTCCCGTTATTCTTTCTGGC